ATCTATATATCTATATACTTAGTTTAAAATGGTGGTTAGTTATATTTATAACTAAGACACAATAAATGAAAATGAGAAATAAAATTTTATGAAAGCAACAATAATTGGTAGTGATTTTTTACAAAATGATGATAATGTTAAATTTTTGGAGATAAACACAAACACCACAATATATAATGATGGAGCGGATTTATTAGATTATGATGCATTATTTGATGTATTAAATAGTAATAATATTACTGAATTTCATTATATATGGACAGAAGGCGTCGCGTATAGCCCTATAAATCAAACACATAGATTTAGACAAATATTACAAATAAAATGTGCAGAAAATAACATATCATATACTGACCATATAGTACCGATGAATTCAGTAACGGTACCATTTATTGAAGACGCCAATAATAAATTTATTTTAAGACAGGCTTTTGATACCACAGCATTAGTAGACGAAACATACTGCGCCGATAAGTTTGAATTTTTTAATTTAATGAAAGATTCACAACATATTCCCAAAACACATTGTATCTCGGATACGTTAAATGTAAATACTTTGGATGATGTTGACTATAGTGATACTACAAATCCAAATGTGTTGATAAAATATCGTTATCCACAATATGATAAAATGAAATATCCAGCGCTATACGCGGTTTCAAATAATACCGAATTAGTTGACACAATAAATTCTGCTGAAAATAATTTCTTAGTTCAAGAATTTATATTTTCAGAAGATAACTTGGTAGATGGTAAGTATTCAATTATAAGAGGAATTGATATTATATACGGTTCGAATTTGGACATTATTAATATGGGTGGGTACACACAATCTGCGGTAATCCCAGTTTCGTTTGCTGCTACCGAATTCGTTTCCGGTACAAAAAAATTAAACCAAAAAAGTAGATACAAATATATCACTAAAGAGGTGGGTAAAGGATCGGGAAATGATTATCACACAGATGACGAATCAAACATTTTGAATTATGATGGTACATTAACAAATGTTAGCACAATACAATTAGGTGACTATGTCCGATCTATTAATTTTGTAGATTCAAATGAAAACGAAGCGGCATCTTTTACACCAGAAATTAATACATATGGTTGGGATAGTACACTTCAACAATCAAACGACACATTAACACAGGTATCGTCTGGTTTACAGAACATGGTGTCAACACAAGTAGAAACGGTAATGATACAAATAACATTAGAAGATGGTAGAAGTTGGTCAGACACCCCCGCGTGTGTATATTATATTGAAGAAAAAGATTCAACAGCAACCAGATTTGAAAAGGTAAATAGTTTATATGTTGGAGATAAATTGGTAATAACCGATTCAAACACTAATGAATTAACAACGGTTCTAATTAGTGGTTTAGAAATGATATATGAAACTAAAACAATTTATACACTTGATTTTGCGCCATCTGACTTATTCTTAGTTGATATTGGGGATGGAGATTTTAGTGTAATGCACAACGGTTGTTGGTGTAGTTGGTCTTATTGTGGTAATTATTGTTATTCATATTATTGCCCAACTTGTGCATGGGGTGGTGGCGGACAACAAAAATTTGTTCCTTAATAATTTTAATAAAAAATATAAAATAAAAATATATCATGGCAAAGACCCCTAAAATTAGACAAGAAAGACCCGCAACAGTTATTAAACCAATAATTAGTTCATTACCAGCTGACATAAAGACAAAAATATCAACTGCATTCCAAGCTGTTGTTACTGCTATAAAAGACAAACACTTATCATAATTTAAAAAGATGAATGTTTGTTCATTTATTTATATATGATAAATTATTCAATAAATAATAATGTTTTTACAGAAACCGAATGTGCTGATATAATTAATTTTTGTATTCAACACGGTAAGCCTTTTTCATATCGCCCAAATGAATTATGGGATTGTAGACGCATACATGATGAGGGGTTTAAGGAACAAATAATTACTTCATTAATGAATAATTATAAAACTGGAAATTTTAATTTATGGTTTGATTTTGATAATTTTAATCTAAAGAATTTTCTCATTAGTTTAACATCTTATTACAATGGTAGGTATCTAAATTTACATAAAGATGCGGATAGTGAGTTAACATCAGTAATTGTGTTATCAAATGGGTTTGAAGGTGGTCAATTCGCATTAAGTGATAGTAACACTCCAGATATTCATTTTAATAAAATGGATGGCATTACAACTTATGATTTAAAAATTGGCGATATGATTTCTTTTAATGGATTTAAAACATATCATGGAGTTCTACCAGTCACAAATGGTACGCGATATGCGTTAAATGTTTGGATGGATAACATCAATTCTGACCGGCCAAAACGTAAAGTTGAAAAAACATTGATATGAGTATATTAATCGTTGCATTACCTAGAACCGGCTCAACTTCATTATTATATAAATTAGCAAAAGAAAAGGGCTTTACTCCTATATTTGAACCGTTCGATAATAGCGGTAGATTTAAATATAATGGTGAAAAAAATATTGTTCTTAAAACGATCATATGTCATCACTCAAATAATTTTGAATTAAGTAAAGAATTCGATGAGGTAATATTATTATCTAGAAAAAACATATTACAATGTGTAGAATCCCACGCATATCAAACCTACTTCTCAAAAAATAAAAATTACAATTCAAATCATCAATATTATTACGAAGAGGTTCCACCTAAGTTATTTGATTTATGTTATAATGATGTAATAAAATGGAATAAGGATTTGAATGAATTATCATATAAACTTAACACTCCAATTACTTATTATGAAGACATATATGATGTCAATAGTGATAAAAGATTACGAAAAGGGAATAAAAGTGAATTTAATAAAAAACTAATTTAATTATTGTGAATTATATAACACCATATGATTTTTTAAAAAATTGTGTAATGACTAGAATTAAACCAAGTGGGGTACATGGTGTTGGTGTTTTTGCAATTAGAGATATTAAAAAGGGTGAAACCGTTTTTGAATTTTGGCAAGGAAAAACGGGCATATATGAAATTTCTAAAGCTGAGTTTGATACCTTTTCAGAGGAATTACAAGATTTTATAAGAGCAATGCGTGGCCACCCGTATAAAGTTAAACTTACAAATGGGTGTGTATATGGTTGTACAAATCATTATATTAATACAAATTTTGAAAACGGAACGGTTGATTGTTTCACATTTAAAGCGTTGGCCGATATTTCATTAAATGAGGAGTTGTTTAGTAATTATGGGAAGAACCATATACATGAATATAAATTAATATAAAATGATTATTACAATACTATGTGAACCTAGAAGTGGATCTACAAATTTGGCCAATTGGTTTTTCATAAGAAAGGACTTCACAGTATTATATGAACCGTATAATATTAAGTCAGAATGGTATAAAAACAAAATACCACCCCAAAACTGGGAATTTACAACTGAACATCTATTAATAAAGGAAATTTATTCAAAAGAAATAAATTATACCGATTTATTAGATATATCAGACAAAATCATTATTCTTTATAGAGAAAATGAAGATGAACAATCACTCTCCTGGGAAAACGCTGTTGCAACAAATAACTGGGACAGGCCATGGGTTTATGAAGAAAAGTCGAAAAAAAAACAAACCGTAGGGTTAGATTATCTTTATGACATAAAAGAAGGTATTAAAGAAAATTATATTAATAAAAATTATTTCACAATATCATACGAAGAATTATATTATAATAATGGGTTTCAAAGGGTTGTGGATTACCTTAATATTGATGGTGTTAAGAACGTTGGGTTCCCATATGGCCAGAAATATAGAATTAATATTGACAAACCTAGGTCTTTAATTTAAAACCTATTATAAAACCAATATTTTAATTACCATAATCAAAGGACAAACTATTTATCTATGTATAATACACATTTAGATGAATATATTTGATCCTCACATATCGGGTTCCCTGTCCGTATCAGGTTCTGGAGAAATTTCAGGCGATTTAACGGTATTAGGAACCTTATTTGGTACAATTTCGGGAACATCGCAAAATGCTGTTTCAGCATCACACGCAGCAAACTACACACTAACATCTAGTTTTGGGGCGTTTACCTCATCCTATACAACGGGTTCGTTTACAGGTTCATTTGGTGGAGATGGTAGTAATCTAACAAACATACCCTCTAGCGGCGTTACAGGTCTCAATTTAACACGGATTGCGGATGGAAGCGCCACCGCATCCATTTCTTCGGCGAATGGCTTAAAAATTAACTCAAATACCGAAATTACAGGGACATTAAAACTTAATAAAGTAAACTTAGGTAGTAACAACATTGTTGATATGACCCTAACAGATGGTGGTGGGAAATATTACATAAACGGAGTTAAATCCCCAAGATTATCCTTCATTAAGGGATTCAAATATAGATTTTATTATAATAACATTGCTACTCACCCATTACTTTTCTCGTTAACTAGCGACGGGGAACATAATGGAGGAACAATATATACTACTGGAGTAACAACCAATTCTGACCCTTTTTATATTGAGGTTGATGTTACCGATGCAACAGCTGCAACATTCTATTATTGGTGTGACCATCATGTTGGGATGGGTAATTCTATAACAGTATATTCGGATTTTCTACATGGTCAATCTAATATTGGTCTGATTAACGTAGATACAACAGCACTTGCCACAACAGGATCAAATAACTTTACAAATATTCAAAGAACTAGTGGATCATTGGTTGTTACTGGATCCGTCGATATTAGTGGATCTCATAACGTTACCGGCTCAGTTAATATAACTGGTTCTATTACATTAAATGGTCAAGCAATTGGTACAGGTAAATTAGATGAAACAACTTTTCAGTCATATACATCATCAAACGATGGTAGGTTATTTGCAATTGAAAATTCCACATCATCATATAACACATTTACTAGTTCTATTGATACAACAATTAAAAATAAACTTAACACAGAAACGGTTATATCGGGAAGTGTTCAAGTTTTAATCACGGGCACAACAGGATATTCAACATTTAGCTCAAGTATATCAACAAGTATTGGATCATTATCCGGCTCTGTCGCAACAACAACAAGCGGGTTATCATCTAGTGTTGATTTCTTGAGTTCTAGCCTTGCAACCACAACAAGTGGATTAGGTTCTAGTATTGGTTCGTTAAGTTCTAGCGTTGCAACAACAACATCAGGATTAAGTTCCTCATTATCTAGTTCAATTGAAAATTTAAGTTCCTCGGTTGCAACAACCACGTTAGGATTAAGTTCCTCATTATCTAGTTCAATTGGAAATTTATCTTCATCGGTTTCAACAACAACATCAGGGTTAAGTTCATCTATAGTTAGTTTGAGTTCTAGTGTTGCAACAACCACGTTAGAATTAAGTTCCTCATTATCTAGTTCAATCGGAAGTTTAAGTTCTTCAATTGCAACAACAACTCTCAATATTAAAAATAGAGTTGATTCAATTGAAACAACCACCGGTTCATTAAATTTATTTACCAGTTCTATTAATACAACAATAAAAGACAAAATAAATTCTGATGGTGTTTTATCTGGTTCGGTACAAGTTAATATAGCTAGTACAACTGGTTATAGTACATTTAGTTCTTCAATTGCAACAACAACTAATGATTTAAGTTCTAGTGTCGCAACAACAACATCGGGGTTAACGAGCACAATAACAAGTTTAAGTTCTAGTGTCGCAACAACCACATTAGGATTAAGCTCATCTATAGTTAGTTTGAGTTCTAGTGTTGCAACAACCACATTAACCACAAAAAACAGGGTTGATTCTATTGAAGCAAAAACCGGAAGTTATGCAACAACCGGTAGTAATATATTTCAAGGTAATCAAACAATTACTGGATCACTTTATATATCTCAAGATTTAATTGTTGGAGGATCTTCATCAATACAAAATATAAGTTCTTCCGTATTAAACATTGCCGATAACATCATAACTGTTAACGCACTTAATCCGTCAGTAAGATTTGGTGGTTTAGCTGTTATTGACAGTGGTTCATCACCACAAGTTTCAGGCTCAATGTTATTTGATTCCGTTAACAACCAATGGTTATTTGTTCACCAAGATCAAGCTTCAGTAACATCTTCTGTTTTATTAATGGGTCCAGAGACCTACAATAATCTTGGTGGGGAGCCATATCTTACATTAAACCGTATACCTAAAGGTACAGGGATAGAACACTTAAACGATAGTAATATCACTGATAATGGAACTAAGGTATCCATTAATTCAAATACGGAAGTTACAGGTACATTAAAAGTAACTGAAGTTATCAGTAGCCCAACTATAACCGCAATTGAGACATCCACAGGTAGTTTAAACACATTTACCTCTTCGTTATTAACTGCAATAGAATTAACAGGTTCAAACTTAACTGTTAGGGGCGACTTTTTAGTTAAGGGTACAACAACAAACGTAAACACATCAACACTTGATGTCGATAATAACTTAATTAATCTGAATGGTAGTGGTGCAACATTTGCTGGTTTAAGAGTTAAAGATACAACAGCACCAAGTCAAATATCAGGATCTTTATTATGGGATTCAACGAATGATTATTGGGTTGCTGGTCAGTTAGGTTCAGAACAAAGATTAGTAAGAGAAACAGAATTTAACAATGCTGTTACAAGAATAGGTAATGTTGAAACATCAACAGGTTCATTAAACTCATTCACTAGTTCTATTAATACAACGATTAAAAATAAATTAAATAGTGACGGTGTTATAAGTGGTTCCGTTCAAGTGAATCATAACGCAACAACAAATTATGTAGCTAATCAACATATAGATCACACAACGGTTTCAATTACTGCCGGAAGTGGTTTAACGGGAGGTGGTGATATTTCAGCAACTCGGACGATTAATGTGGGCGCCGGTAATGGTATAACAGTAAACGCTGACGATATTGCAATTGACACATCGTCAGCAACATTTACCACCGGTGTTAAATCAAAATTAAACGCTGATGGTGTTATTAGTGGTTCATCACAAATAGATGGGTCACAATTAGGTTCAAATAAAACAATTACAATTGGTTCCACATCAACAACATTGGGTGGAACGTCAACATCACTTGCAGGTTTAACTTCGGTTACGTCAACAGCATTTACGGGTTCATTACAAGGACTCGCAACAAGTGAAACATTATCAACTGTTACTAGTAGAGGTGCAACAACAAGTACCGCATTAATAATTAATAATTCAACAGGAGGGTTAAATCTTAATAGACCCGCAACATCAAATTATGTTGGTTTATATTATCAAACTGCGGGTAGTTCTAAGTGGTTCATAGGTTTAAGAGAAAATTTAACATCTAACAATTATATATGTTATAGTGAAACACTTGCGGCTGACGTGTTAACGTTAAATCAAACAACGGGCGTTGCCACATTTGGTTATAATATGACCGCAGCTAATTTTAGCGGAACACATAGTGGTGCATCTTCAGGAACCAATACTGGGGATGAGACATTAGCAAGAGTAAACGCACTAGCAATCACCACAGTGGGTACAATTAATAGCGGTGTTTGGAATGGTTCATCGATTTCAACAACATATACAGATGCAAAAGTAACTAGTGTTAGTGCTGGAACAGGTATAAGTGTAAACACAACAACAGGTGCCGTTACGGTCACAAATAGTGGTGTGACATCTTTAACAGGAACAACTAATCAAGTAACGGTTAGTGCAAATACTGGTGGTGTTACATTAAGTTTACCACAAAGTATTGCAACAACATCAACACCAACATTTGCGGGAGTAACCTCTACCTATTTAAGAAGTGGTACTGCAACATCAAATCTTGTTAAATTTTCATCTGGTGCGGGTAGTGTTACATTTGGTAATTCATTTGGTGGTAATGCAACAGATACGAGTAGAACAGTATATTTTAGAGGAACATCAACCGCATCGGTTTGGTGGGGAGCTCCAGATGCAAATGGTGATAATGTTCCACATGGTGCAATTGATAGTCTTAGTACTGGTGGTTTAACTCATTGGTACAACTCAGCCGGAACGGGTGGAGGTACTTGGACCAAAATAATGACCGTTGACAGTGCGGGGGTAACAATGAACTCCGGTAATTTTGTTGGTACATTAACTGGAAATGCAACAAACATTACAGCAAGTTCAAATACATCATTAACGTCATTATCGAATTTAGCAACGGTTGGTACAATTACAAGTGGTACTTGGAATGGTAGTTCAATATCAACAACATATACCGCGGCTAAAGTAACTGCGGTTAATGCGGGAACTGGTGTTGGTGTTGACACAACAACAGGTTCGGTTACCGTATCCATAGGACAATCAGTTGCAACATCGGCAGTACCTACATTTAAGGCTGCGATATTTACCAGTGATACCGATAGTCGGGTTTTAAAATTAAGAGAGTTAGCTTCAACTAGTGGTAACATTATTCAATTCCAAGACTCTGCGGGAAATAACAAATGGGAAATAGTTGGTAGATCTAATACAGATGCAACGCCATTTTACATTTATAAAAATGATGGAACAAATACCGGGTATATATTTTCAATTAGTGGAGGTGGTATACCAAATTTCCACACCGCATTAACTATCGGTGGAAGTACCGCTAAATCATATTCAAACTCATCATACTCAACAACATTTAGTAGTGTATCATCAGTAACGGTAACACATAGTTTAGGAACAAAAGATGTGGCAGTATTTGTTTATGACAGTTCAGATAATATGTTCTGGCCATCATCAATTGTTACAACAAGCACATCGGTGGTTACAATAACTTTTTCATCTTCTAGATCAGGTAGGGTTGTAGTTGTAAGATAAAATCCGTATATTATATAATATGTTAAGAGAAAATGTAGAAGTTAGTGGGTCCTTAAATGTTAGTGGACAATATATTATACCAAGAGGGCCACGAGCAAATAGGCCATCTAGTCCTGATATTGGGTCATTATATTTGGAAGAATCTACTAGTGGTAGCTTTGTAGTTACATATACTGCATCTTCAAATTATGATGGTGGTTGGGAACCAGTTGGTTCACAAAATACAGATAGAACAGGATTTAAATATAGACAGGTTATTAATTACTCATACTTAGCTGGTGGTTATAAATCCGCATCACCATGGAAGAATGTTCATAGAACAACAAATTCAACAGACCAAACGGTTCACTTAGGTGAATTATTAGATTACCCAGCATCATATACATCTGGTGCTTGCAGTAAAAGTATTTTATTTCTATGGTCAACAAATACCGATGGTACATTTAAAGGAGATAGCACCATTCATTCAACATGGACAAGTGGTGTTAATATGGTAAACGAAACATCATACGCTCATCAAACCAAATGGGATTTAGCAAACGCGAGAGATGATTGTGGTACTTTACACCAAGAAACGGAATTTGCTTGGATATTTGGTGCTGGAGTTGCTGCGGTCGAGAAGTTCAATTTAACAAACGAGACAATGTATAGTGTTTACTATCAAGCAGGTGTCCCATACATTACAACAACATCATCAATCACGGGTAGTGGCCCTTCTGGTGCATCAGGATTTTCAGATGAGAATTATGGTTATGGATGGACACAACAAAGTGGTACAAAACTATTCTTCGCAAATGATACATTCACAAATAATCAGCAGTGGGGTGCGAGCGGTCAACAAAAAGGTATTAGTTCAAAGGTGGGTAAAGGTTATGCGGGAAATGAAGGAACATATAACGGAGGTTATAATTTAAGAAGATGGAATGTTTTCACAGAAACAAATATTGGCAATGTAGCAAAGCCACACCCTAACTGCGGAGAAGAAAACTTTACAATGGGACAAGATCATCAATATATGTTAGGTTGTTATGACGGTGCACAGGTAAATACTAGTTGGAAATTTGGTTACACTACGGATACTGGTACAGTAAACCCTAGTGGTTTGGCGCCAGGAGTAAATGATGGAACATCATCAGGCCATTGCGGTTGGAGAACATAAAATTTATATTTATAAGATATGCTACACGAAAATATTGAAATTAGTGGGTCCCTAAAAGCACAAGGTGTGATAAAATCACCAATTGGAACACGGGCAAATAGACCTGGCAGTCCGCAAACTGGTTCTTTATATTTAGAACAAGCAACTAGTGGTAGTTTTTTAATGGTTTATGTTGGTTTAAGTAATAGTGATAGTGGATGGGTTAGGGTATCTTCTCAAGTAAATGCCAATGTTGGTTTTAAATTTAGACAGATAATTAGTGTTTCTTATCTTGCGGGTGGTTATAAAGATTCATCCCCTTGGAAAAATGTTCACAAAACAATTAACTCTACAGATCAAACAACACACATTGGAGAATTGTTAGATCATCCAGCATCATATACATCGGGAGCTTGTAGCAAATATATCTTTTTTATTTGGTCGGTTAATACAGATAATACATTTAAAGGACCGAGTACTGTAGATAGTGTTAGAACCTCAGCAATTAATATGGCTAATGACACAAACTATACACATAATCAAAAATTCAATATTACCAATGCTAGAAGTGACTTGGGAACCATGCATAAAGAAACAGAAATGGCTTATATGTTTACCGGCGGTAGTACTGTCGTTGAAAGATTTGATTTAAGTACAGAAACAATAGCAACTGGTTTTCATTTAACAACGATCGATGGTAGTGATGGTGGTTCAGCATTTTCTGATGAAAACTTTGGATATGGTTGGACGTCATCTGCAGGTATTAAAATGAGTTTTGCAACGGAAACAATTACATCAAGTGGAATGTGGGGCGCACATTCACAACAAAAAGGAATTAGTTCAAAAGTTGGAAAAGGTTATGCTGGAAACGAAGGTTCATATAATGGTGGTTACAACTTAAGAAGATGGAGTAATGCTAATGATACCAACATTGGAAACGTATCAAAGCCTCATCCTAATTGCGGTGAAGAAAATTTTACCATGGGTCAAGATCATCAGTATATGTTAGGTAATTATGATGGGCTACAAAATAATACAAGTTGGAAATTCTTCTATGCAACAGATACAGGAACAACCAGTGTAAGTGGGTTAAACCCCGCAGTCAATGCTGGAACATCATCTGGGCATTGTGGATGGAGAGGGTAAAAAATAATTAAATTATGATATACGAGAATTTAGAAGTTAGTGGTAGTTTAACATCAGATAGGGTGGTTAATAGACCACCTAGAGGTGTTAGAGCAAGCAGACCTGGTTCACCATTATCTGGTTCTTTATATTTGGAAGAATCCACTAGTGGTAGCTTTTTAATGTTATATACCGGCGTATCAAATATTGATAACGGATGGGAGAGAATTGCGGCACAAGAAACCATTCCAATAGCATTTAAATATAGACAAGTTTTATCATACACATATTTGGCTGGTGGTTATAAAGATTCATCACCTTGGAGAAACGTACATAAAACAACAAACTCAACGAATCAAACAACACACGTCGGTGAATTGTTAGATTATCCCGCATCATATACATCTGGTGCATGTAATAAAACAATATTGTTTATTTGGTCAGTAAATGATGATGGGGCATGGAAAGGTCCAGATAGTATTCATGGGACTCGGACATCAGCAATTAATTTGTTTAACGATACAAACTATGCTCATCAAGCTAAATTTAACACAGGTATTGCTAGAAGTGACGTTGCAACTATGCAAAAAGAAACAGAGTTTGCCTATTTAATTTCGGGTGGATCAACAACAATTGAAAAATTTAACCTATCTAACGAAAGTTATGTAAGTGGATTTGGTGTAACGTCAATAAGCGGTAACGATGGTGCCGGCGCATTTTATGATGAAAGTTTTGGATATGCGTGGACAACATCTGCGGGTATAAAATTTAATTTTTCAAATGAAACACCAAGCTCATCAACACAATGGGGAGCACACGCACAACAAAAAGGTATACCATCTAAAGTTGGGAAAGGTTATTGTGGTAACGAGGGGTCATATAATGGTGGTTACAACTTAAGAAGATGGAGTAATTCTACGGATACGAATCTTGGTAATGTTGCAAAGCCACATGCCAACTGTGGTGAAGAAAACTTCGCATTAGGACAAGACTGGCAATATATGTTAGGAAATTATGATGGAACAGGACAAAACAATACGTCTTGGATAATGGTTTACGCAACCGACACAGGTTCAAATGCCATTACGGGATTAGCACCACGGGTTAACGCTGGGACATCATCTGGACATTGTGGTTGGAGATAACATTTGACTTTATGAATATTTTTAAGTATATTAGATGAAAACAAATTAATTATGGAACAAGGTTACAAATATGATAGATCTAATTTTATCAATAACCCATTTGATGAAAAACTAATGCAAATTTCTGAAAGCATGTCTTTTGCATTACCAAAATATAAAGCATATAACTTTGTGGGTGGAGCGCAAATCACACCTTACGCGAGGTTAAAACAGTGGTTATTAGAGCTAAGAGGTAGAGAAGATGCGGTAGAACATTTGGAATATACTGTTAGAAAGATGGAACTTGAAATCCAAATGGATGAAGAAAGTAAAGAATTTATAACCGACCCCAAAAGAAAAGAAATGGTTAATATAACCATTGCTGATAAAATGATTGATTTAAGAAAGTTTAATAGAAATCTTAAAGACGCATATAGAGAAAGACAAGGGTTTATTGATTTGATAAAAGAATTCTTGGAATCTGATCAGGCGATTTTACCTAACGGAACGAAATTAATCGATGTATTTGGAAATCCAGAATTAGAAGAAAAATATGAACACGAATACTGGACCGTTCGTATGGCAAAGCAAGCTATGTTAGATATGATTTCATATGGTAGAATTGGTACCGGTAACTTAGATTCAATTCTTATGATGGACCCAGAACAACAAAAACAAGTGTTAGCATTAGCGTCAGCATACACTATCTCAACCGATAAAAATATAAACCAATTAATGACAGAAGCAACAACAAACAATTTTACAATTGAAGAGTCATTAAAAAATCAGTTAAGATTAAGTGAACCAAATAAAACAGAAACAGAAAAATTATTATAATGACACATATTCTTTTTAAACTACAAGGTAATGTTCCTGGATACATTCAAGTGATAGGTATGTATCTAAACTATAACTACGGAAGAATCGCCGATGAATATAACGACATGAGAGTTGAGTTAAATAAACTCGATGCAATAGTTATTCCAGAAGAGATTGCTAAAGGATTTGTTTTTGCTGACATATATAAAGATTATATTAGTGTTAGAACAAATTCAAATATCATGGATGAGATTCCTCAGTTAGCGGAATCTAGCGAAACAGAAGCAGAAAAGGTAAAACATTTTCTTAGTGATGATGATAAACTAGCTGGTGTATTATTTAATAAAGCGGTAATGAAAAAAGTTGTTGCTGACAGGTTTTCTGAAAGATATAAAGAGCTGATGGTTGATGCTTCCATCTTAGAAAAAGATACTTGGGAAGAACAAAAAAGAGAAGCGTTTGGTTGGATGGCTGACCAAGATTATCAAACTCCAATTATTGATATATTATGTGCGGGTAGAAATATAGATAAAACATTATTTGTACAAAAGATAATTAACAATGTTACAGCATATAATGTTAAATTAGCAAATCTATTATTAGAACAACAACTATTAGAAGAAAGAATTAAGGCGTGTGTAAACATCGCAGATTGCCACAGACTTAAGCACGAAAAATTTGGTGTTGCATTGAGCAAACAACAAAGGGAAGATGAAAATATTCCAACAACACCTCTCACATTGAAAATGGATTTTTAATGAATTTAGCTATTAACGGGACGTGTGCCAAAGGATGCTCATTTTGTTTCACAAAAGAAGACGCAAGACTAAAACACACACTCGGAGAAATGGATATAAACATGGTCGATAAAGTTATCGACCATTTTCATCTAAACAACTCCAACGAAGAAATCACAATACTCGGAGGTGAACCAACACAACATTCTAATTTTATTGGGATAATGGATCACATTTTCTCTAGAGGTTATAAGGTAAATCTAGTTAGTAATTTTCTTTTTGGAAAAACAACTAGAGATTATATTATAGATAATATTAAAAACATTAGATGGGCCTTTCCTAACGCCGCGGAACTCAATGAGAAAAACCGAATGGTTGTTTTTAAAAAGAACTATTTAGAAATCTATAAGGCTTATGCTAACACATGGGGATTCGATAACCACCCAAGATTATATTTGGCACTAACAATGTCAAGTGATTGGAAAGATAGAAATTTTTATGAATATATCAAATGGTTATACCACGAGTTAGATGGTAATATAAACGCCATAAGACTAGGTTTAGACCTTACTGGTACCTATCTGATCAACAATAAAGAGATGGGCGTTGAGATGACCAAAATACTTAAATTTGGGCGTTATAATGAGATTAAAATAACTTCAGACTGTCAAGTCCCACCATGTCTTTGGGAGGGTAAAACAAAAGGGGCTGTGATGGAAAACTCATTAAACTTTGCTACGTTTAAAATACCTGAGTATGAAACAATATGTGGGTTTATGCCATTGGATATATTTCCAGATGGTAGTTCTATTCATTGTTATCCATTAGAAGATAAAGTAAAGATCAGTAATGTTTTGGAAATATCGGGAGAAAATGGTATATTAGGTCTTAGAGAAGAGTTCGATAAACTTTATATAGAAAACCATAAAAATTATTCAATACCACAAGGATGTTTAGATTGTGTTTTTTACAAGACAGAATGTAATGGAATTTGTGGTGGTTGTTTAGAGGGAACCAAATGACAAATAAAATATTTTCAATACCGTTTAATCCGATGCTATCGGAAGAAGTATTCTTGAAAGAGTTCTACCCATTCCTGGAAAGGAACAAGGAATCAATCTATGACATTTATTTTACCTGTAGAATACCACCTTTCACACAAGATGCGATGGGTGCTATCTTTAGAGAAGAGGATAGAGACATTGTGTTTGAAAACGCAATGATTATACAAAAGGCTTTAGGTATTAGAATTAGTGCAACGTTCAATAATATTAATGTTTCTCCAAAATATGAGAACTATAAATTGTTTGTTGATAATTTAAAACCATTATATGAAAAGGGATTAAGGTGTATAACCATTCCTCATGGTCATTGGGTTGCAATGGGATTAAAGAAACATTTTCCAGAAATGGAAATTAAAAATACCATATTAAGAAAAGTAGCAACCGGACAAGACTTTTGGTATAATGCTGATCAAGGATTTGATTATATTAATCTTGATAGAATTTTAATGAGAGATATTGAGGAGCTTAAAAACATTAAGCGAGCTCAATTAAAATATTACGAAGAGAAGGGTAGATATGTTAAACTATCACTTTTAGTTAATGAAGGTTGTCTAGGTAGATGCCCAGTAATGGATGAACACTATTCATATAATAACCTTAGACAACCTAATGAGTTACCATATTTTCATCATGAGATATCTAAAGTAACATGTGAATACAAATGGGAAAAAGAGATCAATGCATTCTTTTTTAAAGCCGCAACAATACCACCATTTAAAGAAGAGTTTGATGAGTTATTAGAATATATTGATGTCTTTAAAATGCATGGTAGAGATAGCTTTAATCGTTTAAATGAAACAATAGAGATTGTGGATTCATATGTTGCAGGTAATGAAATTTTATCTGAAACATCGAATCTTTATCTTGATGGTATTCCACATGAAGAATTAAAAGGTTGGAGAAATAAAATAAAGAAATGTAAATTTCAATGTTGGGATTGTAACTATTGTGATGTAGTTGCTGACCACAAAAAGAAATCATATGGACTTAGTTAAACATATTGAGGATTCAATTGAATGGGGTAAACTAGAGGTATCTAAATTAACACAAGACATTTTAGATATTCATGGGATTACAAGTAATAAAGTGAGATCATTTCTTAATAACATATGTAGTCTGGATAACGCAACTTATCTTGAGGTTGGTGTGTTCAGGGGTGCCACATTTTGTTCTGCGATATATGGTAATGATATTAAATCAATTGCAATTGATAATTTTATGTCACCTAATTTAACACCAAAGGGTGTTAGTCAGAAGTTAGGTAACTACTACAAACACAATATAGATATTTTACCACAAGAAGAATTTTTACATAATGTAAAACGATTTGGTAATGTGAATAACATATCGGTATACAAAACTGATTACCAAACATTTGATTTTAAAACGCTACCATATGTTGATATTATTTTTTATGATGGTGAAACAAAGTATCATGATCAATATGTTGCATTAACAAACATGCTACCAATTTTCTCCAAAGAAACCATAGTAATTATGGATGATTGGAATTGGAACAGTGGGGCCTTCGATAAATTTATTGAAGATAACAACTTAATGATAACCCATCATAAGGAGTTATATACATCTGGTGAAGACTCAAAAGATTTTTGGAATGGATTAGGAGTATTTCTAATTGAAAGATAGTTGATTATCAGATATTTTTTGTTTATATTAATAATAAATTTAAGGGGAGGTGGGTGAGTGGTTTAAACCGACAGCCTCCGAAGCTGCTATTGGACTTAACATTCAATCGAGAGTCCGAATCTCTTCCTCCCCGCAATTTTAT